TCTCATCGGCGATGTACAGCATCTATATCGCTTTCGGTAAAAAGGTCGGGCTTGCCGTCAACGGTGGGCTGGTCATCGGCTGGCAGTTCCTGATCCCCCTCGGCGTGATGGGTATGTGGACGCTTATGGCGTCTATCCGCATCTACTTCGTCGTGGGCGGCATTCTTTTCGCAATCATCTGGAATGAGGTTGAGAAGAGAAAGAAGAAGGCGGTGGCGGCATGAGCGGCATTCAGATTGAAGTCCGCAAGCTCTCGGAGCTGCGCCACCCCGATCGGAACGCCCGCCTGCATCCGGAGAAGCAGATCGTTGAGCTGAAACGCTCTCTGCAGAAGAACGGGCAGACACGGCTTTTCGTCATTGACGAAAATAACGTGATCTGGATTGGCAACGGTCTGTATCAGGCCATGCAGGAGCTGGGCTACGAAGAAGCCTACTGCATCGTCAAGACCGGCATGACCGAGATCGACAAAAAGAAGCTGATGTATTCGGACAACCGGATCTTCGATCTCGGCGTTGATGATATGGCTGCCTTTGACGCCTTTGTCGCGGAGCTGGGCGACGAGCTCGACGTGCCCGGCTATGATGACGATCTGCTCCGCTCGCTGCTCAGCGATCCCGATGAAGTCGATGAAATGATGTCGTCCTATGGCCTCATCACCGAGGAGAAAAAGGAAGAGATCTCCGGGGCAGCAGAAACCTACCGGCGCGAGGAACACGAACGAGTTGCGCAGCCTGTTTCCGGCACGAATGTCGGGAACACCGAGGAAGCGCAGCCGGAAGGCAGATACGTGCTCTGTCCGAAATGCGGTGAAAAGATATGGCTGTAAAACGAGCGAAGGGCTCCATGAGCTGTGTCGATGCCGCGATCCTCCGGGTGAAGAATGTTTTCTCCAATGGCGTCAAGGTGTATATGAGCCTGTCCGGAGGCAAAGATTCCATCTGCATGGCAGATGTGGTTTATCAGCTTATCCAGCATGGCGAGATCGATGCAGCGCAGCTCACCTGCATCTTCATCGACGAAGAGGCGATCTACGATTGCTCCATTGACGCCATGAAATTCTGGCGCAAACGCTTTTTGATGGCGGGCGCCAAATTCGATTGGTATTGCCTCCCGCTGAAACAGGTCTCATGCTTCAACATGCTCACCAATGACGAGAGCTGGATCACATGGGAACCGGGCAAAGAGGACGTGTGGGTGCGCAAGCCTCCGTCCTTCGCTATCATGCACAGCCCGTACATGACGAAGGTCGGTAGCGTAAACTATCAAGGCTTCCTCCCGCGTGTCACCAAGGACGGCATAATGATGACCGGTGTTCGTGCAGCGGAATCGCTGCAGCGGCTCCAATACATGAGCACGTTGAACCTCGGATGCCAGGGCATCACAGGATCGAACACCATCTATCCCATTTACGATTGGACGGATAACGACATCTGGATGTACATTCGGGATCATCACCTTGATATCCCGGAAGCATACCTGTGGATCTATCAGGCCGGGGAGAACCGCCATTCGCTGCGGATCTCCAATTTTTTCGCGTGTGATTCCCTTCGGGGATTGAAGCACGTTGCTGAAACAGATCCGGACCTCTGGCGCCGGATTGAGCGCCGGGAGCCGAATGCGTATCTGACCTTGCTGTATTGGGACACGGAATGGTACAAACGCAATTCAAGGACGCGCCGGAAGAACGAAGCCGGCGACACCAAAGATTATAAAGAGCTGGTTCGCAAAATGCTCTTTGAGGATTTCGACCGGCACTTCACTAACGACACAACCCGCCGAGTGGCGAAGCAGTACCGAAGAGCCTTTACCAAGGTGGACGGTATGGCCCGCCCGAAGGACTATAAGCAGATGCACGACGCCCTGATTGCCGGTGATCCGAAGCTGCGTACCCTGCGGGCTGTGTATCAGAATGTTTACGGTGCCTACGCGGAATACGCGAAACGCTTCCGAATGGAAGGCGGTGAGAACAATGGCTGACATTGACCTGTTTGCACCGCTGTCATCCCTGCAATGGGTAGACCGCACCCGCCTCCACGCCAACGATTACAACCCGAATAAAGTTTCGGAGGAGAACCTGAAGCTGCTCGTTCAATCCATCCTGACCAATGGATGGACGCTGCCTATTGTGTGCCGTCCCGATCTGACGATCATCGACGGCTTCCATCGGTGGACGGTATCGGGGCGTGAGCCCCTGCTATCCAAGCTCGGGGGCAAGGTCCCTGTGGTCATCGTGGATCATCACGGAGATCGCAGCGAGGATATGTACGGCACGATCACACACAACCGTGCTCGTGGTACCCATCTTCTGGAGCCCATGAAAGCAATAGTCAAGAGTTTGCTGGACGAAGGCAAGGACGTGAAGGAGATCGGAAAGCAGCTCGGCATGAGACCTGAAGAAGTCTTCCGATTGTCTGACTTCTCAAAGGAGGAGTTCATTGCCATGATGGCACAAGGGCACACCTATTCCCGCGCTGAGATCCTGTCTCGCGTCTGATGCGTCGCAATCGGCTCTGAGAGCGCGAGAGCGCGCGGGAAAGATCGGGGCGAGTGTTCGCCCGGTCAAACCATTGCCTGCCGAAAATGAGGCGTTTTCGGCGGTTGCAACACGAAAAAGGTACTGTGACGAGAAAAATTTTCTTACGCGGGGCTGCCAACCCCAAAATACGCTCAGTTCCAGCGTGAAAATTCGGAAACTTTAATTGGAGTTTTCGGTCTGGGCGAAAAAACATCAATGTTTTTCTGCGAGAATCCCACGGTTTTTCACTCCATTTATCCGTTTGGGATCTCAATGAAGAAACACCGAGCGCTGTTATGGCGCTTGAGGGAGGGATAATGTGCCACAGGCATGGGGGCGGTGGGAGCCCCGGCACAGATCGTCGCCCGTTGCGAGGAGTGGCTGTTGGAATCAGCTGCAAGGCGCGGCTGGTTACGCCCCGGTCGGAACCGGATGCTGCCAAAGTGCAGCAGAAGGTGATGATCTGCTGCGAAATCGCAGCGGGTGATGTTATTTGCCATTGAAAGGCAGGTGAGAAAAATGGCGAAAAAGAGTGCGGAAGACGCCGGCGAAAAGCCCGTTGCGGAGATACGCGACGGCAAAGTGTTTATTCTGCAGCCGGGAACGAAGGTTTACATAAAGACCGCCGATCTGTGCGCTATGACCGGGAAATCCAATCAGTGGATCGGGCAGCTCGCGTCGCAGGGCGTGCTCTTCAAGGTGCAGACAACAAAGGGAAACCTGTTTGAGATGCACGACGCCGTTTCCGCTTACCTGAAAAACCTTGAAGATAAGCAGGCGTCGGCTGACGAGAAAGAGGCCAGCCTCAAAAAGAAGCAGCTCGCCGCGGAGGTTGCCTTGAAGATGAACAAGGCGACGATCTCCGGGCTGGACGTAAAGGAACGGCAGGGCAAAATGCACCGCAGCGAGGACGTTGCCGCCATGACCGAGGATCTGATCTACACGATCAGAGGGGCGCTGCTGTCCCTTCCGGGCCGTCTCGCGGTGGACGTGATGGACGCCAACAGTACCGCCGAGGCTTCCGACATCATTCAGAAGGAAGTATACGCGATCATGGAGGAGCTGGCGCGGTATGAATACGATCCGGCGAAATATCAGGAGCGTGTGCGCGAGCGGATGAAGCTGGAGGCGGCGGTGGATGACGAATGAGCGCCAAAACCGAGAAAAAGCCTGCCGGCAAGTCGGAAGAAGAGCTTCGCGCGGAGGCTGAAGCAAGAGAAGCCACGCGACGGTTGAACAACGCGATCCGCGCGGCGGTGAACGGCATGAAGCCGCCGGAACGGCTGACCGTTTCGGAGTGGGCAGACGCAAAGCGTATGCTCAGCGCGGAAAGCTCCGCAGAAACCGGGCGCTGGAGAACGAGCAGAACGCCGTACCTGAAAGAGATCATGGATGCGTTCACCGATCCCCGCGTGCGGAACATCGTGCTCGTTGCGTCTTCGCAGGTCGGTAAATCCGAAGCTATCAACAACATGATCGGCTACGTGATCGATCAGGATCCCGGCTCGATCTTATTTGTTCACCCTACGACGGTGGACGCGAAGGAATACTCCAAGCTGCGTATCGCGCCGATGATCCGGGACTGTCCTACGCTGCGTTCGAAGGTCGCCGACGCGAAAAGCCGCGACAGCAACAACACCGTGCTGCAGAAGGCATACCCCGGCGGCATCCTGACGCTGTGCGGATCACAGGAAGCCCACGCGCTGGCATCAAAGCCGATCCGGTACGTTATGGGCGACGAGCGCGACCGCTGGGCCGTGAGCGCCGGCAGCGAAGGCGATCCGTGGGGACTGGCCCAGGCACGGCAGACCACCTTCTACAACGCCATTTCCGTGGAGGTTTCCACGCCGACGGTTAAGAACGCCTCCGCGATCGAGAAATCCTACGTCAAGGGGACGATGGAGCGCTGGTGCTCCTGCTGCCCCCATTGTGGGGAGTATCACGAGATAGGCTTTGGAGATATCCGCTTTGAGTACGACGAAACCGAGATCAAGCACGAGAAGACCTACACCGTAAAGAGCGTGTGGTACGTTTGCCCGAACTGCGGCGGCGTATCGAACGAGGGCGATATGAAACGCGCCCCGGCAAAATGGATCGCCGAAAATCCGGAAGCGTACAAATCGCACCGGGCGCGGTCCTTCTGGCTCAGCTCGTGGGTTAGCCCGTGGGCTTCATGGGCCGAATCCATCCTTAAATTCCTCCAAGCCCGCGGCGACAGCAAGGCGCTGCAAGTCGTTTACAATACGCGGTTCGGCCTTCTTTGGGAAGACCGCGGAGATATAGAAGATGAGGACAGCCTGATGGCAAGACGCGACGATTACGGCACCGCGCCGAACGGCACGCCCGTGGAGCTGCCGGAGGGCGTCCTGTGCCTGACCATGGGCGTGGATACGCAGGACGACCGCTTCGAGTATGAAGTTGTTGGCCACGGTCACTTCGGCGAGACGTGGGGCGTGAAAAAAGGCGTGATCATGGGGCGGCCGGATACGGACGAGGCATGGCAGGCGCTTGACGATGAGCGGGCCCATATTTACCGCTTCGCAAACGGCAAGGGATTGCCGATCAGCCTGACCTTCATGGACGAGGGCGGCCACTATACGATGGAAGTGCGTCGGCGCTGCGCCGAACGCCGGAACATGATGCTGTTCGCGGTCAAGGGGCGCGGCGGCAGCGATATTCCGTACGTGTCCCCGCCGAAGCTGCAGCGGATCATGGTGGGCGGGAAGCACATCGGCAACTGTCAGGTGTTCGAGATCGGCGTTGACGCCGGGAAGCAGAAAATCATGGACAATCTGAAGGTGCAGACGCCAGGTCCGAAATGCTGCCATTTCCCGCGGCGGGACGATTACGGCGGCAAGTACTTCTTCGGTCTGCTCTCCGAAAGGCTGGTTTATAAGCCGGATCGGAAACAGAAGTTCGTATGGGAGAAGATTCCCGGGCACGAGCGAAACGAGGCGCTGGACTGCCGCAATTACGCGCTGGCAGCCTTTGCCGCGCTGAGCCCGAACCTTGACGCCATCGAGCGGCGTTTGAAGGGCCTGACAGAGCCGCCCGAAAAGCCGAGGGCAAAACCGCCCGCGCCGAAGCCCGCCCGGCGGCGCTCGTTTGGCGAGAGCTCTGACGCGTTCGATCGAAGTCAGAGCGCGTTCGATAAGTATTATTCCGACATCTGAGAGGAGGATCCCGTATGACGCGAGCAGAAGCGAAGGCGTATTACGAGTATTACAGCGCCCTTGTTGATAAGCTGATGAAGGCGAAGCTGGCGCTGGTGGACGGCGGCGTGAAATCGTATACCATCGATGACCGCAGCCTGACGCGGTTCGATATCGACAAGCTCACGGACGAACTGGAAGACGCGATCCGTAAGCGCGACGAATATGCAGCCCTGATGGAGGGGCGGCACACCCGGCACGCGGTCGGCTTTGTGCCGCGGGACTGGTGAGGTGTATGAGCAGATTTGTGCGCGTTGAAGAAAACGGGCGCGTCGAGGCCGGGATCGAAGACCCGAAGGACTGCCGTTATAAGTACAACGGCGTATGCTGCTCCGTGTACGGCTATCACGGCGGCAGGCCGACGGCGAAAATGTGCGCGGTGTGCGGTGGCTTCCGGCGGGAGGACGACAGATGGAAAAAACATGAACGCACGGGACGGCTTTGACGCTGTGCGTGTGAAGCTTACTGACGCGCTTGCTGCGTGGCGTTGGATCTGCGTGCGGGATTCGCATCCGCGGGACGGTACCGGAGAATTATACGGGGTTCGTGTGAGGAAAGGAAGCAAAAAAAACAGCCTTATGGCTGCTCTTTTTCATGGTCTATTCGATAAGTTAAGAGGTCGATCACATATTGCGGGGGGGCGTTGACGCCTGATTCCCAGTTTTCGACGGTGCGTTTTGGGATGCCGTATTTGTCGGCAAAAGCCGCCTGTGAAAGCCCGGTGGAAGCGCGGATATGCCGGATCGGGTTGCTGTCAACGGGTTCATTTTTCTTCATTTTTTTATTTCCTTTCGTTGTTTTCTTTCACGGGAAAGACGACGATTTCTGCAGCTTCCCCAGAAACGTCTTCCGCGTGGATAAAGGTTGGCGCGACCCATTTAAGGATCAGGGTTTGCGCACCGTCTCGGGGACCTGTCCAATAGTGGTGCCAGTGGCCACGACGGGAATGTGGGCGTTTCGCTGATCCGGCGCCGCCGGATCCGATGTTTTTGGACGGTGCCCCGGCGGACGCCATCCGAATGGCAGCGCCAATGTGGACGCCGATGCTGTAGGATTCGATTTCGGATGCTTTGTCCTCCGGCGGTTTGGGCATTTGAGGGTGACGCGGCGAATGGGCTACCGGGCGGGGATCCGGTGTGATATCGGCGTTGGCGGCACAGAGGTAGAGGACAAGCTGGATCGCCTGCATGACCGGCAGATATTTATCCATGCGCTCTTTTGCGCCTGGGACAACAGTCAGCTCGTCCAAGTATTTCGCAGTTTCGTTATCTGTGGCCTCGCAGCACTCCCGCAGGGTTTTTCCGGGGAACAGGTGGAGGACATATGGTATCGTGTTTTCCATTGTCTCGTTGAGCAGCCAGGAGACGCGGATTTCTGTTTCCTTCCGGTTCCAGTCGTATTCCAACCAGAAAAAGAAACCGTCGAAGAAATCATAGATGTCCGTCTTGACGTAAAAGATCGGATAAGGAAGGTGCAGCAGCAGATCAACCGGAAGGACGTCTTCGGGCTCGGCGCCGGCAGCCTGCTCCGCGAGCATGCGGGCAAGATCGCTGTCAAATCGATAGATGATCTTGTTTTTGCGCCATGCCCAGCAGGCAAGAAGCTCCGCACAGCCATTGGCGCTTTCTTGTTCAGTGTAACCCTCGCGGTAGATGCAGGAAAAAGCGGCAGCAATCGGCAGCGGGCAGTAGTCCGGGACTTTCTGGCTGTATTCGGCTGCCAGCTCATCCAGTGTCTCATAGCAGCCGGGGATCATCTTGGGCCAAAGGCGTACGAGGCGCAGGGGGGTATCTTTATCTTTCACGATCTTTTTTCCTCCGCTGCGTATTTGATTAAGAGATCCCCGAGAAAAAGACCCTCCCGGAAACTAAGGATGCTGATATCGTTCAGATCTTCCCGGTGATCGATCCACCAGCGGGCGTCTGTATGCCCGTTGAGGAGCCATGCGAAAAAGGACTTGGCGGCATCCGAAATGTTTTCTTTATCCGATAAGGTGTCGATGCCCCTCTTCGCGTTTACACGGATCTTTTTCGCCCACGCAATCTGTTTCTCGCTGCCTTCTGTAATTTCCGCAAGTTCGGCGTTTGCTTTTTGAGCGAACGCGGCGCGTTCTGCTTCTTTTTCTGCCTTCCAACAGTCTACGCACTGGACAATGTTTTCCTGTGCCCAGGCTTCCCATTCCTCGGCTCTCCTGCGGTTACTCA